ATCACGCTCTCCGGTTGTTTAAGATTTGCAACAAGATGTTGATCGAGTTAACCAACATCATCTGTTCCATCGGGTCAAGCTGTTGATAGCTTGGTAATGGGTGGGGCCATCTCTTTCGTATGGCTTCCCAGTATTGTTCTACGTCACTCATGTTCATTTTACCTTTTCATCTGTGGAGTGCAACTCAATTATCTTATTAGCAAAATACAGAAGTTCATCAATGCTTGCGTTGTACTTCATTGCGTTTGCCTTATGAGACATAAGTTGTACATTTCCTTTGACATATCCTTTTTCAGGAACAATCCTATCAATTGTTGGTGAGTTGTGGGATGGACCCTTTGCATCTAGGTTTTGTTTGAGTTCAATACCTAGATACGGACAGAGCTTTACAACTTCTATGTCATCAACGGTGATGTTGAAGGGAATCCCTTTTTGTTTTGCACGGTTCTTTGCTTGTTGAACTAGGTGTTGAAGCCAGTTTTTTCTAAACCACTGCCTAGATTCTTTATCCCAACAACTTTTACAGATTGGTTTAAGATAGGTGTAGTACGAAATAGTTCCATCTTTCTTGGTGTGCTTACACTGCCTAGCATAGTAGTCCTCAACAACCTTGTTCTCACCACACTCATTACAAACTTTATGTGTTCTCATAGTATACCTCCTAGTATTTGAACATAGTAGGTATAACACATGATCTAAATATTACAACACATCTTGTTCGTCTGGTGTGGGATCATCAATCTCGATGAGGCGTTGCATGTCTTTGTTGAACAACAAGAAACCTGCTGGTCCTGTCTCGCCTGTGAATCGTGACTTCAACAATCTGACACAGGTGGTGTTACGCACTCGCTCGTCATCATGTTGTTGGTCACGCTGCAATCCGATCACAGCGTCAGACAACTGAGCAATACCTGCTGTACCACGCAGCGAAGACAGCGTCATCTCTGCACCGTTCTCAGCACCCTTGCTACCTGACTCACGTCGAGTATGCGACACACCGAACAAACCAACACCAGTCTCTTCAACGAATGTACGAAGCTTTGTCAGCAGCATGTCCAAGCCTTTGCGTTCATCGGTATCCATACCAGACAAGATCATTTGGTAGTGGTCAAGAATGATCCAGCTACACCCCATACCCTTTGCCATCCAACGCAGTCGGGCAATGACGTTATCAATGTCAAGGCTACCAAAGTGAGAGAACATTGTCACACGACCAGTACCCATTGTCTTCTCAAAAGCATCACGCAACTCTTGCTCTGTGTACTCTGTTGTTGGCAGATGCAAAGCCTTCATTGCTTCAATGGACATGATGCCTTGTGCTGTGCGCGATGGTGATTCTTCAAGGAAGGCGCAGCCAATCTTGTCGTCTGTCGTCATCAACAAGTGGTGAATGATCTGTCGCAAGAACGTACTCTTACCCTGACCCGTACCTGCTGCAACAGTGACAAGCTCACGCTTACGTAGGCCACAAAGCATACCGTCAAGGGTAGTGTAGGGCCAGTGTGCATCAGGCTTTTGACGTGGCTTCTTAAGCTCATCCCATAGGCTGTCACCATTGATCAAACCATCGGGAGTATATTGCTCACTGGACCACCAGCGACTAATGAACAACTGCTCTTTACTTTCGGCTAGGTAGTCACTTGCGTCTTTGAAAGCTGGATCATGCTTGACAATCTTTGCTTTGCTACCGAAGATGTCAGCAACTTCCTTAGCTGCCTTGCGTCCCGGCTCATCGTTGTCAAAACAAATGACGATGGTTTCAAAACTGTCGAGGTATTCATACTGTGCCTTGACATCCTTGACTGCAGAGCCTGCGCCATTACGAATCGAAACAACAGGGTACTTACCAGCACCGATCATCTGAAATGCAGCGAGAGCATCAGCTTCACCTTCAACGATAGTGATTGTCTTACCACCTTTGGAGAACAGATGTTGACCAAATAAGGTGCCAGCTTTCCAGTCGCCTTCAGTGCTGAAGATCTTGTCCTTGACGTTGCGAATCTTAGCAGCCACCAACGATCCAGTGTCGTCGAAGTAGGGGAACAGATAGCTGTCACCATCTCTAACTACACCATACTTTTCAACGGTGGTCTTGGTTAGTCTACGCTCACTGATACTAACGGCTACTCCGTTGTTGTATCGTTTGATGAAGCTCATGTCTTTTGGTTTGACTACTTCAGTCATGTGTTGTCTTTCTGTGGTGATGTTTTCGGAAGAGGGTGTGTGTGTGCTACACACGAAGCAGTAGGTGGAGTGGTCGTCGTTGAGCGATGCACCATCACTACTACCGCAATGTTCACAGTTTATGTGTGTGCGAATGAATGCCATAGTTATTTGATGTTAAGCCACAACCCAACCTGAGCAAACGCATAGCCTGTCCAGATCATACCGTTGCTCAGTTCGCCTTTGGACCATTGAAGAACACCGACGATGAGGTAGCCTATACCTGTGAGGGCTACGATGACTTGTTCAATGTTCATTATCATAGTTCCAGTTCTACAACTTGGTAGCCCCACGCCTGACACAATGGTTGCTGGTCAGCACAGGCTTCAGCTTCTTCTTTAGTTTCAAACTGTGCAATCTCTTCATCATCATTCATGATGGCGAGAATACCCAGACCTAAAGTATTTCGGGTAATCAAAATATAGTTCATGTCAGTCCCACAAGTTTTGAAAGTATTTACCGAACAACTCAAAGCCTCGCTGCTTACGTGCGTTGTAAGCATCCAAGCCTTCGTGGTCACACTTGATCTGTGACACCTGCTCAAACAAGTCAGCCTCTTCATCCACTTCACTGTGATCAAAGAACTTGTCATCGCCTGTGCCTTCAGCATGCTCTGTCAACGCCCATATCATCTCGTCCAACACCCAATCCCAACGCTTGTGCAGGTTGGCATCAGTGTCCCATTCATTCTCAACAGGGGGTGCTGACGTGCTACGCAACTCTTCAGGTACGTCCTCGTCATCCACCATACCTGAGCCATGCTTGGTCAGCTTCAGTTGTTGCAGCAGCGGTGCAGCAATGAGGGCTATGGTGTGGTCAGCATTCCAGCTATCCCACTTGTCAATCATCACATCCTCTTGTCGAGGGGTGCTATCGTCTTGATAGGGTCCGAGAAACACTTTCATTTCGTACCTGCCTTGCTGTATATGTGCATCAGTTTGCTACGGATGATGGCATCCTCACGTTCACGAGCGCTGCCATAGATGGTGCCATAGTTGACGTTGTCCTTACGCTTACGTTCCACCACCTCTGTCGCCAGCTGTGAGCCTGTCTTAGCAGAATGCTTAGCTTTGAAGACTGGGTCGTCAACGAAGATGGATGGACGTGGATGTTGTGCCCACAGGAACGGGCTTGTTGGAGGGCAGGTGCAGGTCATGATTGTTCTCCAAAGAATGCAGACACTGTCACAGGTGCAACACCACGCAGCACAGCCAGTGCATCCTGTGCCACCAACCTGTGTTCCTTCTGCGTAGACGGATCAAGTCGTGCTTGCAAGAATGTAATCCAGCTACGCATAGTGCCGTTGACGTACAGCTTAGATGGTGTCAACCCTTCAGGCAACAGAGCACGGGCTTGTTCTTTGGCGATGCCACGATTCAATGCTTCACCGTACAAATACTCAGCCTCACCAATCATCCTAGCCTGTGCTGCTGCCCACCACACTGTGAGGTCGAAGTCGTCTGTCTCTAAAGAGTTCTGTCGATTCTTGTCGTCTTGCAAACGGCATTCACGAATAGCGAAGTCACCGAGTTGTGTAGCGTCAGCATATCTTTGAGAGAATTCTTGGAAGCTAAAGCTTCTGTGTCGCAATAGTTGTCGGGCAATGTCGCGAGTGGTCGACACTTCAAGACACACACTAGCCATCTCAAACACAGACCAGTGTGCATTCTTTGCACAATACTTCAGCAGCCCTGCCACGTTGGGGTTGTCTTGGTTGCCGGGGTTGCTGACACGGGCGCAATAGCCGATGTGTTTGTCTGCGTCTGGTGTTGCCCAGATAAGTTTTACGCTGCTCATATCTTTCCTTAAAACATTGGTTGTAAATCTCTCATGTCCTGTGCCACTGCAGCAGACTTGAGTGTGTGTCTGATGTACGGTGTCAGACTTGATGGTGTTGCATGACCTGTCAATGACATGATGTTAGTGGTTGCTACACCTGCCATCACCATCTCAGTCACTGCTGTCCTGCGTAGGTCCATTAGCTGTAGCTCATCAGGCAGTTGAGCGTCTTGCATTATAGCTCTGCCAGCCTTGGCTAGTCCTTGCAAACTGTACGGCTGTAGTATGCCAGCAACAGATCGTGTCGTAGGGAATACATACTGCTGCCAGCCAAGCTCGTCACGCTGTTGCTTCAGCATCTGTTGCAGGTCTTTAGGTAGCGGGATAGACACCCTCGCCCTGCGCTTGCTCTGTGTCAACGACAACGTACCTGTCTCAACATCATAGCTGTCCCATGTCAGCAGACGCATGTCGCCCAAGCGCTGTGCTGCACAATAGGCTGTATAAATCAACAGTGCTAAGCTGCGTGTCTCAAACTTGCTGAACGCCACAGACATGAAAGCTTTGATGTGTTCACGCTCCCATGTCACACGCCTTGGTTTGCTTGTTTGTTTCTTCACAGCAGTGAAGGGATTGAAGGTGGTGAAGCCATTGCGAATGGCATAGCTAAACAACAAACGATAGACAGCCAGCACATGACTAGCCAAGCTAATGCTGTGTGCAGCAT